CGGATGCATGGTTTGTTAAAACGGACGTACCAAACGGCACGAAGATGTTTGTGCGGTCGCCGCTTCAGACCAAGATGGAGCCGGACTTCGATACTGGCAATCTCCGATTCAAAGCACGGGAGCGTTACAGCTTCGGTGTGTCGGATTGGCGTAGCTGGGTTGGTAGTGCTGGTTAATCAGCAAATGAGGGAGGGTGGCTTCGGCCACTCTCTCTTCATTCTCAAAGGAGAAATAAATGGCTACGAATATTAAAGTTGCAATAGCTACTGGCGATGCCGTTCTTAAATATGTAGAAGATGATACGACTGTAGGAAGCAATGGAACTGCTGATAGCAACATTCCCAGCACTACCCGTATTATGGCTATCCATGCGGTAGCATCTGCGGCTGGTTCTTTTTCTATTAAAGGTCAACGGCAGATTACAAACAAGACAGCAGAAGGTACAGCTATTAAGTTTCAGGTAGCAGCCAACGAAGCATCTGACATTTACATTGGTGACATGGGTGTTGCTGTGTTTGGTGTGGTCAGTGTTTCTGGTCCTACGGATGGTTCAGTTCTAACTGCTATGCTTGGCTAGTCATGCCTGACTTTGATTATCTAAAGACAGACCTGATTAACACAACGGAGAATGACTCTACAGAGTTTTCTACGCAGGTATCTGCTTTTGTAAAGAAAACAGAGTTTCGGTTGGTAAAAGACTTAGACGATGTAGGTCTAAATGAATACACCAACATATCGGTATCAGCAGGAAATGCTGGTGCCGTTTCTTTGAATGATCGTACTCTTGTTGTGCGTAATGTTAACTTTGTAGTTAGCAGTGGTACAAGCACGACTAATCTTCTTCAAAGAACAAATGAATATATAAATGACTATTGGCCTGTAAGTGCTTCTACAGGAACACCCAGATACTATAGTCGCAGGACTAATTCTTCTATTCGTATTGTACCTACACCTGTATCGGTGATTACGGTGGAAGTTGAATCACAATCACAGCCGCTTGCCCTTGCTTCTGCTACGGGAACTAGCGTAACAACAACAAACTATTTCAGTGAATACTGTTATGATGCTCTCTTTGCTGGCTGCATGGTAGAGGCAACTATATTTATGAAAGATTGGAATACCCTTCCTATTTTTCAACAACAGTATCAGATTGCAATAGATCAACTTAGAAATCAAGCACGGCGTACCAGATCGGATGACATGGCAGTTGCTGGCTCTCCTGCTGGTGGACCTAACACAATTATACAAGGAGCAAGCTAATGGTCCCTTTAATTTTATTAGGAGTAGGTGCTGCAAGATTAGTTGCCCCTACTGCTGCTAAGTTTTTAATTAAACAAGGTTTAGCAAAAAAAGCCCCAAAAGGTGCTGAAACTGTTGGTAAAAAAATAACTAAAGTTGAAGACTTGCCACCTATGGTGATAAGAAAGTTTCAACAACAAACTGCAAAACCTAAACCACCTACTAAACCTAAACCATCTACTAAAATAAAAACAAAACCTAAATCAGATTCTCCTTTGTCTGCTAGCCAAATAAAAAGAATGAAGGCTGAAGGTAAAACTGAAAAAGAAATACAGAGAATAGGGCAAACAGCTGCTAAATTTAAAAAAGCTGAAGATGCTAGAATTAAGAAAATGTTAAGCCAACCTAAAGTTAAAAAGTCAGATGCTCCAAAAACAACATTACAACAAAGAACTAAAAAAACTAGAGAACAAGTAGCTGCTGCAAAGCAGAAAAGAAAAGCTGAATTTAAAAAACAAAATCCTCAGAGAACTAAACTTCCTGTTGAAAGAAAAATTAGTGTAGAAAAACAAGCTAAAGAATTATCTGGTATAGCTAGTGAATCTGCAAAAAAATTAAAAGATGCTACTCAAATGCAAGGAAAAGTTTCTAAAGTACCAGCAGGTCAAAAAGGAATGAGACTTCCCGGTAAAGGAGAAACAGTTAAAAGACAAAAAGGTGGCAAGGTTATTAAGAAAAATATGTCTGGAGATGATTTAGTACGAAGCTGCTATGACTAATCGCTCTAGTATAAGAAAACAAGTTACTCGCCCCGGCAAGGTAAAAAAAGTAATGGGTGAGTATAAACGGGGCAAACTTAAAAGTAGCTCTGGTAAAAAAGTTAAGAATCGTAAACAAGCCATAGCTATCGCACTTAGCGAAGCAGGACGCAAGAAACGCAAAAGGAGAAAGTAAATGCCGGGACCACATACACTTATTAAACGGCCCCATAACCTTGATGAGATCGTAGGTCGTCCTACAGGCCAAGGCTATGGTGCTGCACGTAAAGGACCACAAGTAAAAGGACCGCCTCAAGATGTTGTAGTCGATGAGGATTATGATGAAGGTAAATCTTTTAAAGTGGAGGATTAAATAATGAGTCAAGCACTTCTTACAAAGTTTCGCAAGGCTAGACAAGGTTCTTCAGAACAAAAAGAAATTCTTCGTAGAGCTAAGAATGATATTCGTAGAGCTAAACTATTAAACAAAAAACCTAGTGCTGCTTTACAAACTATTATTAAAGAGTTTAAACCTGAAACTAAAGCTCAACTTAAACAAAAGCAAGCTCTTGCCGCAGATATGGGTATAACTCTAGCGGCTGGCCCTATTATTGGTAAAGCTGTAAAAGTAGGTCGTGCTGGAGTAAAAGCTGGTCGTGCTGCTTTAAAAGGAAGACAAAAAGCAAAACAAGCTGCTGAAAAAACACAAAAGGTTGCTCAAACTGCTAACAAAAATAAAAATACTAAATTGCCTGTGGTGACACCACCTGTACCAAAAAAATTAAATAAATTAGGTGCCACTCTTACTGGTGCTGGTGCTACGGCAATTGGTGCCGGAGAGCTTCTCAAAGATAGTAAACCGGGACCAAAACGAGCAACAGCAGCAGCAGCTAAAGAATCTGCACCTAGACCCAAGCTGAAAAAACCAAAAAAACCTACTACTAAAAAACAAGAACCACCTAAGCCAGTTGATAGTGGACGAAAGGCATACAATAAAGGCTTTGAAACAATGAAAGAATATTTTGTTGATGATATGTCTGGTCGTAAGTCTAGAGTTAAAACACCCTTTGGAACAATTACTATAGATAGCTCTGATAAAGGTATGGCTTTTGAGGAATATGAATCCAAGTATGGTGGTCAGATTAAGGGTACAGTAAAACGTCGCATGGGCGGTAAGGTGCGAGGTTTTGGTAAGGCACTTCGTGGTTACTAAAGAGTTTCTTAAAAGTTATAATAAATCTGTAGAAGAAGGATACGATGACTACAGTCTTATTGACTTCTCAGGAACTAAACCAGACAAGAATGACTATGAAGACTTTCAAGAGTATATCAACGATCTATGTAAATATTTAAAAAACAAATTTAGGTACACACATGGCAGTAAAGAGAAAAAGAAAGCCTAGTAATATGAAAGGCATTACTGTTGGTCGGGGCATGAAGCGTCCCACCAAGGCTGGTGCTGGTATGACTAAAAAAGGTGTAGCTAAATATCGTAGACAGAATCCCGGTTCTAAACTACAAACTGCCGTAACAGAAAGAAAACCAAGGACTAAAGCAAGGGCCGCAAGACGTAAATCATTTTGTGCAAGATCAGCGGGACAAATGAAGAAGTTTCCAAAGGCTGCACGTAACCCTAACAGTCGGCTCCGACAAGCTCGTAGACGATGGAGATGCTAACAAATAAATGTCCTATTTAATTTCTAATATCCCACACTTTAAATGTTGGGTGCGTAAAGAGTTTACTAACAACCACGAAGATTATGAAGGAGAATATTTACATGCATTAGCATTTGCAGTAAATGCTATACCAGATAGATCATTAAGTTTTCAGGTAGTGTTTACTGGATGTGATGAAGAAGAGAACATACATGGTGGTGCAATGTGGGCCAGAATGCCTATAGCTGCTTTGGTTGCAGATACAGAGTTAGATGAGTGGCCGGAGCTAATGCCAACACACTTTGCTCAACCGTGGGACTGTTCTTCCAGAAACCATGCTGTAGTTGTTCTTGATAGAGTATCTTCAAGTCCTTGGATATGTAAAATAAATGGAGAGTTCTACACAGGTCGTTATATGTTTACCATAGATTATACTGATAGCTATATTTCAGATGATCCTGCACAGCATAAACAATCACATGTACTAGAACTTATAGATGCAGATGAATTTACAGGTAACATTGTGGCGTTACCTAATAACAGAGTTAGAGTAACTAACCCTGCTTTGTGGGTCACAGGCGAAGGTGCGCCAGACTTTGCACCAAGTCAATATATACATTCAGCAGAAATAGATAATAGTTACATGAACCCCAATATTACTTTTAACAATCTATATGCAAAGGAGACTAAAGATGGCGATGAAGAGAACGAAGTATAAGTCTAAAGGTGGAACTGTTAGGCGCATGAGAGGTGGCGGCATGAAAATGACCAAAACTAGAACTGCTAAAAAGGGCGGTATTGTAAGCCGTAAAAGAGGCAGAATGGTAGGTAATGGTTCTAAAATGACTAAGTATCGTTCCCGTGGTGGCCGTGCAAGGTAATGCGTAAAAAGCGTGATCCTAAAGTTGGTACAGGAAAAAAGCCTAAAGGTTCTGGACGCAGACTTTATACTGATGAAAATCCAAAAGATACAGTTGGTATAAAGTTTGCTACTCCAGCAGATGCTAGGGCTACAGTGGCAAAGGTTAAACGTATAAATAAACCTTATGCCCGTAAGATACAGATATTAACTGTAGGAGAACAACGTGCCAAAGTTATGGGTAAAACTCAAGTAGCTTCTATATTTAAAAAAGGTAAAGAGGCTATACGAAAAGCAAGAGGTAAAAATGGCAGTAAAAAGAAAACGTAAGACTACAGCTAAAAAGAAATCACCTACACCAAAGAATAAAGCTTTGTATGCACGGGTGAAGTCTGAAGCTAAACGTAAGTTTGATGTATATCCTAGTGCCTATGCTAATGCTTGGTTAGTTAGGACATATAAGAAGCGTGGTGGTACTTACGCATGAGCTTGAAAGAATGGTTTGGGAAAGGTCCAAAAGGAGATTGGGTGGACATTGGTGCGCCTAAAATTAAGGGCAAGTTCCAAGCCTGTGGTCGTGCGTCCACAAAATCAAGCAAAAGAAAATATCCAAAGTGTGTGCCAAGAGCCACAGCTAAAAGAATGACTGCTGCACAAAGAAGAAGCGCAGTAGCAAGAAAACGATCAAAAGCTCAAGGTGTTGGTGGTAAACCTACTAACGTCAGAACATTTGCCAAAAAGAAAACAACTAGAAAAAGGGCTAAAGCATAATGGCAGTCTCAGGAACATATGACTTTAACCTTGACATAGATGAGGTTATACAAGAAGCTACAGAGATGATTGGGGGTGAGGATACCCTTGGTCATGAACCTGCTTCTGCTCGTCGCTCTATAAACCTTATGCTTAAAGATTGGCAGAACAGAGGTGTACTTCTTTGGACAACTTCTGTTTCTAATGTAACTGTATCTGCAAGTCTAGCTAACTATTCTTTATCTTCCTCTACTGTAGATGCGTTAGAAGTTGTTATAAATAGAGATGATACAGATTTACAGTTGGAGCGTATAACTCCTGAAGAGTATCTTCTCATACCTAATAAGACACAGAAAGGTCGTCCTAATCAATACTCTATTCGTAGAGGACGTGATAACCCAGTGCTATCTTTATGGCCTTTGCCTGATAACTCTACAGATATATTAAAGCTTGAGATTGTCTCAGAGCTTCAAGATGTAAATAAATCTGCAATACAAAATGCAGACTTACCTAAAAGATTTTTACCCTGTCTAACTTGTGGTCTTGCTTATTACATGTCAATGAAGCGTCCACTTGTTCCTGAAAATAGAATTGTAATGCTAAAAGCAAACTATGAAGAAATGTTAGCTAGAGCGATGGAGGAAGATAGAGAACGTGCCTCTATGCATATTGTTCCTAAATTGAGGTATATCTAATGGCTAGTAATAAAAATGCTCTAGCCATGTGCGATATATGTGGGTTTGTATATCCACACAGAGTAATGCAACTGAATAGCTATGGGATGCTGGTATGCCCAGAAGACTTTGAAGGACAGTTTGATCTGAAGAACCATCCTCAGAATAAAGTACCTGATGTAAGAGATAATCCAGCTATTCTCAATCCTCGTCCAGATGTGGGCGGTAGAAATCTTACATGGAGCGAGGCTTCAAGTGCTTGGGGATCAACAGATAAACATTGGAATCTAGTATGACAGACTTAACGACACAATTAATATCAAATACATATAAGAAGATAATACTTGTTAGTTCCTCTGCAACTAACACTGGTGTTAATACTTCTCTCAAAGCTGTACAAACTGGTGATGGAGAAAACACTGCACTGAAGCTGGCAACGAATGCAGTGCAGATTACTGGTGCGCTGGGAGTAACTGGTAACGTATCTCTGGATGCAAACTTACATGTTGATGATGCAGTATGCGCTAGTGCTTTCTACGGAGATGGTTCTAATCTATCAGGCGTAACAGCTACGATTGGTGGTAACATATCTGTCAGTA